CTCTTCTGCCTAGTACTTGAGTATGGTCATAGCCTAGTCCAGGTGTAGATGAAGGTACTACTGATACAAAAGACGATATATCATCTGGTTTTTGGTCATCTACTACTGTCTCACTATTGTTTGGTAGAACTGTGTCAGTATCTGCTGATACACTAAAAGGTTCCAATTGAGTGTACTGTGTGTCTTTATAGACAGCTATGCCAGATTTATTTGACATAGAGTTTATAAAATCTTGTTCAGTACCGGTATTCCCTAAAGAAAGCCATGTTTGATAAGCAGAGTCTCCTGTTGTACCATCTACTCCATTTGTACCATCAACGCCCCTCAAGCTATTTAAGAAATCTTGCTGTGTTCCAGTGTTTCCTGCGTCTATCCATATCTGGTAAGCAGACTTTCCATCCGACCCGTCAGCCCCATCCAAACCTACTAAGCTGTTCAAGAAGTCTTGTTCTGTGCCAGTATTACCCTCATTGATCCATATCTGATAGGCAGATAGTCCGTTAGAACCGTTAGTTCCGTTTGTTCCATTTAGGCCGTCAGCACCTACCAAACTATCTAAGAAGTCTTGTTCAGTGCCTGTGTTACCTGCGTCTAGCCATACCTGGTATGCGGAGTCACCTGAAAGACCTACTAGTGAAGATAGCCACTCTTCAACTGTACCAGTGTAGCCATTAACAACAGCTACTTGGTAAGCTGACAGTCCATCAGACCCATCCAAAACACTACATAATCTTTCGTCTATTGCAGTCAATATTTCTTCCACAGTAGAACCTTTAGGTAAACCTAGGCATTCCAAGTCTTTATCTGTATACCTCACACACTCAGAGTCAGTTGTGTAAGTACATCCACAATCCTGCTCCTCACAACAGTTGTCTATTGGGTTGCATGGGTCGTACTGATTACATCCTTCACATTCTGCCATAACTTAAATTTTTGTTTCTTCTATTAATAATTGAGCATTCCTTATGATAGATTGATCTGATCCAGTAGTCTTGAACTTGAGTGAAACTGTTTCTGATGGTGCTAATGTTACAACTTTGAAAAAGCTTGCGTTTGCTGGTTCTTCATTCGAAAATATACCCATCTCGTATTCTATTGTGTCAACTCCTGATACCGTCTTAACTATACCCGCATCAACAACGTTTATTTCCAAAGCTGATGTCTTTGGAGTGTCAAACGAAGCGTGTACTTTATAAGACTTTGTGTCAGTGGAACTGTTTGTGTAAGTTAAAGTCTCATATCCGACAGGAAAAAAGTAGTCCGTTGGACCAGGTGAAGGAGCAGATACAGATATGTCTGAATCTGATTCAGGCACAACCTCTAAGTAAACGCTTATAGGCGGTGAGACATTGTAAGTAGTTATACCGTCGACAGTGGTACTGTCTATACCTATGCCATCTGAACCAGTTACAATAGTGTTCTGATTTAGGATGACGTCACATAGCCTACTAAGTAGTGTTGTTAATGTCTCTCCTTTCCCAGAAGCCAAACAAGGAACTGCTTCTGCTAATTTTATACAATTGGTTGAATATAAATCACAACACTCTATTGAGTCCTCATTGACTGTTGGTACATTTATATCGTTACATTCTTCTGCCATATCTAAGGTACTGTTACGTTGTTACATATTTGATTAATCATTAACTGTAGTAATTCAGTTAAGTTTTGGGGTGCTGCTGAGTCTCCACATTCATCTAATAAACACTTGTAATCTAGATTAGCACAGTCTATTGGGTCTGTATAGACAGAGTTACAATCTCCATCAGAAGGTAAAGAATCCCTTATTTGACATATCATAGTAGACATACTTGTGAGTAACTCTGGAAGAGTTAAATCAGTTGGTCTAACACCCGGTGTGTATAAACAATCTACATCTGAGTTGTCCAGGTTAAGGTTGTTGCAGTGCTCAGTTAACTGCCTGTTCATGTCTTCTAAAACATTGTGCAAGTTTTGACTTGGGCAATCTCCTAAATCAGTGCATTCTGATAGATTTCCCTCATAATCCACGCATCTTGCATTCACCTTTTTACCGCAAGAATACTCTATTTTATCTTTGCAATTTCCCATTATAATTCTGTTATTTTTTTGGCTGTTCTAAGTATTACTTCTTCTCTTATGCTATCTCGTTGTTCACTATCAGAAGAACACCAATCCTCGCAAGATAACCTGTACAAGGTTAACATAAGTCTGTGCTGTTTTATATTCGGACAGCCTACGTCAAAACGTCTTTTCTTTAACATTTCTATAGACTCTGACGCTAAGTATTCAGACATGGCTCTGTTGGTACTTAGGTTGTTCTTATCAAGTATATTTTGCGTACTCATTGTATACGTATATTTTTACTTCTGAGAAGTATTGTTTTTCTGGACATCCCCTCAGAGAGTCTAAAAGGGAGTTATATTCAACCACACCACTTGGGTTTAACACTTTTAGTGTGTTTAATCTAGCTATCAAGTTATTCACATTCTTCTTGTGGGACTTTTCGCACTCTACTGAGTTACAATTACATCCCATCAGTCATAACAGTTTTTACAGTTAAGAAGCTTATCTACGGCTTTCCTTGCTGATTCATATAGTGCACTAGCCTCTCTTATCCTGTCTAACCTTAAGTTAGAGTGTGCTCCTGCAAAATACATATCTATCTCCACAAGTTGCTTTTCTATGTCATAGTACCTTCCATTCTCGATAGATGTAATTATTATTTTATCTATGTCCATTTCTAACAAGTCAGTCTTAAGATATTGCCTCTCTCTGTTGTATTTTGACGGAGAGCCTTTAACAATAATTTTGTATATACCATCAGGTAATGTAACATTGTCTACCTCTGGACAATCACCGTCCGTACAGTTTACTCTTAGGTTAACAGAGTTAAAACTGTTAGTTTTGTCTTTGTCATAATAATGCGTAACCGGTGTTTCATATCCAGGTTTATAAACCTCTATTATAGAAGGTTCTTGTGAAATAAGTCCCCAAGATGAGTGATCCGATACACGTATCCAATAGGGGTTGCTAGTTATGTTGTAATCTATGCTTATCATATTAAAGTGATTTAATGGCTTCTAAAAGAGCTGTTTTAGAGTATTTCTTGCAGTCTTTATCATTGTCGCCAAAAAAAGGTTCCAGTATTAAAGTTGTAGCTTTAGTGTAAGCAATTTCTCCAAAACCTCTGTCCCTTGAACTATCTAAAGGTTTAGCACCTCTGTTTTTTATACCTGTAGCCTGACAGAATTTTTCGCAGAAGATAGATGATTTAGCTTTACCCTGTTTATTTGTGTGATAATAAAGTGCTTCGCAACCGCTAGCTGTTCCGTTGAAAGCATTAAAGTGCAGTGCCACAACTATGTCAAAATCTTTTTGGTTTATCTTTTTAGCTGTGTCCTTCATCCTAGACGTGTAGCTTTTTATATCCTCGTCGTGTATGAAAACCTCTCCTAACTTATTTAGTTCCTGAATCATATCCATATAGAAATCCCACTCGTACTTGTTCAATGTTGCAGAGAAAGCCCCTCTATTTGTTATGTTATGTCCTATTATTATTGCTTTTTTCATTTAATATTATAATGTAAAGTTCTTTGGCACTATTATTTCATTTCTTTTTTAATCTTTACGACTTTTTCTTTAAATGAAGTTACAGTATTGACCAATTTTAAAAAGTAATATTGAAATCCTTTACCTTTGTTAATAGCTTTTATATTCTCCTCAATGCTTAGTGATTCAACAAATATTAAAACAAATGTACCTACTTTTGTTGCGAAAAATTCATACCCAAATAGATCATGACCAATTAAATAAATGTCGATAGGAAATAAAAGACAAATTACAATTTCATAAAGAAACATCTTAAATATCAATCTACTTAACTTGTGGCTCGTGAATTGATTTTTTAAAATTACTACTTTGGCTACCCCGATAATTGTATCGACCATTATAAAGCCTGCTACTAATATCATTAATGGAGCTATTGGAGTAAAAAACACTACAAGTAAACCGATTAATGCAAATGCACTTTCTTTCATATTGACTTTATTAAATTTCTAAACTAAAAAAATTATCCAAATAACCCTTTTAGCATTAAAAATATTACTAAGGGAGCTGCTCCTCCTAACATAGTAAACAAGATGTCGTCTAAACTAATTGGAGTGCCTTTAAATCTTTTTCTTACATATTCCCAAGATATTGCTATAATTAGCAAAGAACTCATTGATATTAATGCAGACCAATCATAATTGATTTGAAAAATTACCATAAAAACGAGCATCATTGTAGCTACTATTGCAGCTCCTGCTACTGGGTGGTCGAAATATTTATCTTTTCCAAGTTTTTTAATTTCTCCACTATCTACTAGGTCTTGAGTTATGCTTTTATTTTTACTCATATTATTCGTATTAAATTATTAAACTCTTTATCGTTTTTATTTACATTCCTATTTGCCAAATGTACCCACTTGTAATAACATATCCAACCTATTCGAATAAAGTGGTAGAATATCTTACTTTTAAATTTGCTGCCCGATTCAATTTTAAACAGCCACTTCCAAACTTTATCAGCATCTTTACCACCTTGACCCGTTTTATACAAATAATCGTGAATAAAACACGCTACTGTTGGGTGAGTAGGGTCTTGAACCCAGCTACAACCATCGTAATCCTCAATCGGATGCCACCGCTTATCAAAACACGCTTTTTTGAGCATCTCGATAACTTCCAACGGCATAACCTTATTAACCGCTGTGCGCTTTAGATGAATGAACATTTCTTGACGATTCCAATTGATGTATGGTTGGTAATTCATTTCTTAGATGTTACATCTTTAACAAATCTTGACAGCCCTAAAGTAAAGATGTCCACTACTTTATCTTTTGCATTGATAAGTAGTACACCAACTACAAATATTAACCCTATTCCCCATAGTGGGAGATCGTAATTTGTTTCTATAAACAAAAGTGCTATTGAGAATAGGCATAACACTAAACCTATTGTAGTACTAATTTTTTCCTTAAATCTCATCGTTTTATTTTTTTAAGTAAAATAGTGAATTTGGCGTTTCGATTATCAAACCGCCATCATGTCTAATTGTTTGATTGAATCCACTTGCAGGCTGTACACCTGTTGAATCTCTAAATACATCGCTACTGCCTATATTTATCCAATTAGGGTCATTCCAAACGTACAGTTTACCATCATCTTGAGTTGTTGCCAACACACCATTCTGATTTACTGAGTAGCTTTCTGATGTCGAGAATGCTTCCATTGTTGCCTTATCTGCAAATGGGTTAATCAATGCGTTTTTGATTTCGTTTTCTGATTGAAAATCTAAATCGTATCTAACGTTTCTTTGTGCTAAAGCCCCGAAAGAAACCATTGCTATTGTAAATAATATTATCTTTTTCATAATCTTTTTTAATTATCTTTTAATCCTTAAGGCAACGAACAGAGAGTCCGTTTGCTCGGTTGCTGGTGATGATGCTGCCAAAGCTGCTAGCGAAGTCGAGGTACCTGGCACTGGTGCCACTAACCGTACTTGACCAATAGTAGCCGCTAGACCCAACATTGGGGAACGTACCAACGCTGCCGTCGCGGCCGCCCGCCACGGGCAATTTGAGTGGGGAGCCAAAGGCTTCAGTAGCATTCGATACATTCAAAGCAGCCAACTCAGCTTCTGTAGGTACCCGATAACCCGCTGGACAGGGGTTGTTGGTGCCCGATACACCCTGCCATAGGCTATTGTCTTGTGTAGCCAACCAGTCAAAAGGGGAGTTACCCTCTGTAATAAATAGGCCATCCCAACTATTGCCAGCATTAGGTACTGCTGTAGTAGCATTGGTACTGGTAGTGTTGGAGGTACGTATCTGGTGTCCATCGCCACAACGCCCCCATTGGTATAAATCGCCATAACTTGCGGCGTCAGTAGAGCTAGTAGCTGCCTGGCTGGCACCCAAATTGCGGTCCATCCAAGTGTTTCCAGCAGCCACTACATCTACTACAGTGGTAATTGTATTGGGGCAGTTCGAACTTGGTATTGTTGTAACTATACTCCCATCACAGATGCTGATCCAATCTGTAGCGTTCCAAGTTTCTAAACAGTTGTTTTCGGTATTGTAAATGGTTAATCCCTCTGCTGGAGAAGCAATGGCATCCCGTTCGGCTGTGGTCATCCGTGGAGGTAAAAACCCTCTAGTTGAACTCGAAATGTCTAGTTCAGCTGAAACATCGGGGTTTATTGTTCCAATACCAATTTGTGTAAAGGACATTGTTGTCCCTATCAAAAGGACAAGTGTTAAAATTACTTTTTTCATTTTTTTCATTTTACTTTGTTTTTAAAATTATATATTTTGTTCGTCTAATACATCCCAAGTAGTACCATTCCATTTTAGTAATCTACCTAGATTTCCATTTGGTAGCCTGCCGTTCATAGCTAAATCACCTACTTGCAAAGAACTTCCATCATTACCTACTATTGGAATGTATGTAAATTCATATCCATCTATTTCTATAAATTTACCGCTCTCTTTTTCCCAACTTCCGCTCTTGAAAACGTGAACCCCAATTAAACCATCTGTTTGGTAAATCGTCTCTCCCTCTACTGGAGAAGCTATTGCGTTCTTTTGGGCTGCCGTCATTCTAGGGAAAGGAGTGGAACCTCTTTCTGTTGATTGAACGTCAAATGCTGATTGAGGATTATCTGTGCCTACGCCAAATTTCCCAATAAATGAAAATATGTCTTGTATGTACTTAGATAAACTCATTATTACACATTTTTAGTTTCTATTATAATCTGCCCACTCGCTAAATACGGTTCAAGAGTGCTGTAATCCTCAGCTAAGACAGAGGTAAAGTAAGCTGTTGTATATTTATCTCCTACAAAGATAAACTTTTCTGTTGAACCTGCGTTTTCAGCTTGTTCTCGATTAATTATGGCAGCTAAGTCAGCGTGTTCTTCTTTGATTAACACATCGTTTATAATCCAGTTCTTATCTAAGAACATACGAACTATGGTATTAGATACTATCCAGTTTTGGCTCGGTGCTTCTAAGGTGAAATTTGTAAGTAATTCAGCTTGTAAAGCTTCTAGGCATTTTTCTCTAATGCTCACTACATTGTCAAACTCATCTGCAATAGTGAAGTTCTTAAACTGATGCACTTTCGTTTCTCCTGCTGTTAGTTCAGCATTTTCAGCGTCAATAATATTGTACGCTACTAGATTAGAGTTAACATTAATCTTTGTTATCTCTGCTACTTGTCCTGTTGTTTTATTGTATAGTTTTTTCATATTTTTAAATTGTAAAGATTTCCCAAATTAAAGTATTTGTACCATTATCTGTCGCAGTGCCACCAACTCTCGTGTTTATAATTGAAGTTTTATCTGCTTGTGAGTAGATATTTAAGTTAGTTGTTATATAAGCATTAGACAAATTACAATTATCTCCTTCGATCAAAAATAAATTTGCCATTACATTTGAAAGAGTTATCGAAGAATCAATAACATATATCATACCAAGTACTTCTATATTTGAAAATAAAGAGTTTGAGACCTCTGCTCCAAAAAAGCTTCCCAAATATAAATCATTATTTACTTTTATATTAGAGATTTTCTGTTTGCTACCAGAATAAAGATTAAAATTTCCTTCAACATTCACACTGTTTAATATGCAGTTGCTAGAAATAATATCAATGTTTTTACAAGTTATATTGTTTATATTTGTTGACGGGTCTTCAATAATGACATTACAGTTAGTAAGTTGTATGTTATCATTATTGCCATAAATACGAAGAAACATTAGTAAAGTAAAACTGCCTTTAACATTACTAAAAGATGCTTTGCCTAAAAAACTTGAACTTCTAAAATCGTTTTGTAATACACAGTTTTTAATCTGAACTTCATAATTAGTATTCTGTGCAAAAAGTTCTGAACAGGAAGTACCTCCACCTATAAGAATACAATTATGTGCATACTCTATTCTATTCAAACTTGTATTTGAAAAATTAATATTACAATCTTTATGTTGTTTAAAAAATTGAGTTGGATTTGTTGTGAATGAGAATCCTGATGTGGTTGTTATATTCCTAACAACAATGCCTCTAGCTATTGAATATGTAGCTGTTATGCCCTGAAAACCAGTTGTGTTTGTAGTGCTGAAATTAACTTCACCCTTTCGATATCCAGTATTATCAATTACTTCAACTGAATATCCGTTTAAGATTCGAACATCAGGAGCAAAAGTTGCTATCTTTGTATTAAGGTCAATTGTTAAACAATAGTCAGCAGGTAACGTTACATCCGCAGAAGTTGTAATATCTGTAATAAGTTTTAGTTTTGATTTTCCGTCGTCAACTGCTGCTTGAATGGTTGTATAGTCTGCTTCTGTTGTGCCTACTGTGTGCCATTCCTGAACTCCTTTTGAAGACTTAGTTATTCTTGTACTTCCCATAATCAAACAATAGTTATAGCTGTTTCTGAATTAACAGCGATTATAAATTCTGTATCCGTAGCGTCAAACGTAAAAGTTCCAGAAGCGTACACATTATTAAGTACTCCAGCGTTAAAATCCACACCCTCATCTGGCTTCAGTGGTACACCGTTAAATAGACCCTGCGATGAACCTACATTTTTAACGGAAATGTCATAGATGTCTGTGTTTATTGTGCCGGACCCATTAGTTCTTAAAAGTGTAGGTACTATTCCTTTAGACAGATTGTTTAAAGAAGTTTGTATATTTAATGGAAGCTCCTCTTTTGATTTGCAAATAGCATTGTAAATGCTATCTAGTTTTTTAAGGTAACTTGGAGATAATTTTGTGTACATAGTCTTTAAGGTGGAATTTTAGCAAAAATAAAACTTATTTATCAGATATCGAAATTGATAACTTTTTCAGAAATTAAAAAGTGGGGAACCTTTCGGAACCCCACCATCAACTTTTAATTAAGTCGTTTATGCCGTAGCAGATACTGTACTGACACCTGCATTAGCAGCGATGTCATTTAGTAAGTTCTCTACGTCTTTGTGTTTACCTAATTCTACAAACACATCGTAGTTTATATTCTCAGGTGTCTCTGACGCAAATCCTTGTGTCAAAGAGTTGTGACGAACTTGAAGAGTATAGTGTACATACTGTTTGAACTGGTCTTCAATGTTTGAAGTAGTTCCAGTAAGTATTCTACCTAAGTAGTTGTACTGGTGACTAATGTCACGGAAGTATGAACGTCCCTCGTTCTCTAAGTCTCTTAAGTTACCGCCTAAGTGAGTTCTGTGAACTTGCTTAGAAAGTTGCTTAACCGGTGCGGTAGACTTTGGAAGGATACCAATACCCTCACGAACTTCTTCTGGGTAATCAGCTGCAACACGTACTTGTGTACTTGTCTCAGTAAATCCGATTTGATCTCTCAAAGCTTCTTCTCCTGATAAAACAAAAGGTTTAGCTTTGAACTTGATACCACATAGACATCCTGGCTCTTTAGCTTCAGTTGTAACCTTAGCCCACTCGTTTAGATCATAGCTCTCTGGAGCTTCTGACTTGAAGTAATCTAAGAATACATCGTCACACTCATCACATACGATGTTAGTAAGTACAGTTGTCTGGTATTTAGTCTGACAAGCTTTCCTGTCCGGAAGAACTGCTGATACAGCTGTCCAATCAACATCACCTGTGATTGTTATTGCGTCTACAATTGCAGTTGAACCATTAAATACTAAATCAGCACCATCAGATGTAACTGTAATACCTGAGTCAGCTAAGATAGCTGCTGCATGTGCAGTAACAAAGTTTGATGCTGTAGTTGTGAAATCAGTGTCAAATGCAATTTGGTAGTCAGTACCGTTTACATCAACATTTGAGGTCTGTGTACCAGAGCCAGTATCAACTGTGGCTGTTAACTCAGAGTTTTCTGAATCTGCTATCACAACTGTCAAGTCTGTGTAAGCACCATTGATTTCAGCAAGTCTGTCTTGTCCGCACTCATTGTCAGGAAGTACAATAGTGTATGTATGTGCTGTTGCACTACATGTTTCACCTTTCACCCAACTAGTAGATGTAACTGTACCATTACTACAAATAGACTCTACATCTCCAATTAACGCTACTGTAGCAGTGTTTCTAGGAACAGCCCCAGCCAATAAAGCTGATATATTTGCTGATGTAAGAGGTTGCGAATAAATAGCAGTGTAATAACCTACTCCATTATCATTACCAGACTTCACGATAGAGTTGGCAACGTAATTTGGAAGAGCCGTAAATACAGCACTTAAGTCCGTACCATCATCTTCTATTGTAAATGCGTACAAGTAACCACCGACTTCTTCTGAGTATCCCGCAGGACAATCTGAACACCCTTTAATAACTGAACCAATTGTTTGGTCATAGTCTGATGGTGCACCTGCTGATTGAGGTAAAAGTACTTGGTAAACTGATGTCGCACCTTTACGGTCAACACGTTCTACTTTAAAGTCATACTGAGCACCAACTGCTGCAAGAGCTTCATCTGTACCAGTATCACATACTTCTAACTTATAGAAATCGTATGGCGTATCTCCTGTCTGAGTAGTACAAGAGTAAACAGGAGTAATATCAACTACTTCCTCTACTTTAATACCACCTGTAAGCTGACGTCTTCGAAGTGTTTCAATAGCTTCGTTTACGATATCACGGCAATCATAATTTTCACATCCGTCGCAAGTCTCACAGTTTTCAAAAATATCGCAATTTGGAACCTGAATGTTAACTGAAACTAGTTCTGTGCACATTCCTCCACCACGATAATCTAAAAGACCACCTGTTAACTCAACTGTAACTCTGAAGTAAGAATCTTCTGGCTTAAAACTGAAAGCCCTTGAATCATCAAAACCATCATATCCGATAATTAACTCGTCTACTTTTTGTTCTGTAATAGAAGGTGCTGAAACCTTTAACCCAACTACTTCATTCAAAGAGAATGGCTTAGTTGACTCGCTAAAGTTATTTCTTGACCTATTAGTATCAATCTCTTTGATACCAGTTCGAAGTTCGAAAAGTTTTTGGTCTTTAGGTGCTCCAGCAGTGGTTGAAACAATACCTACACCATCTTTAGTGGTTGTCTTATTGTTTATTAACGCTAACTGACCTTTAACCAATAGATTTGAACCTCCGGACGTCCTTACTGAACCGCCCATGACCATAAATGGCCTATCAAACGCTCTGTTTGCTCCCATTGTTAAATTGTTATTTGATTGTTATATTTACTTGATTGTTACTGTTGAAGACTCTCAAATAAAGAATCTTTACTCAACTGGTAGTTGTTTGGGTCCGAGTTCATAGCTGAGAACTCTTTTGCCATAGCTAACAGTATTTTATAAGTGGTTTTTTCGTCCCACTCTGGGTCTATATCTTGAGTTGATTCTGACCCATCTGATTTTGTGTATCCAGAGATGGAAACTTGAACCGGTTCTCTGTAGTAAGTAATACTTACATTGTCTATTGTGAAATCATCTTTATACACTGTAACCCTATCCTTGTCAGATAAGTGATAAAGTGTCTCTCGAAAATCAAAGCTTGGTTTTGTGTTCCAGTCATATAAGACGTCTTCTAAGTTCTCCGTCTTAACCTCCTCTGTTTTTAGGTTGTCTTTGCATGAACCGCTACTAGCTAGTACATGTAGACTAGATATATCAAAGTAGTCTTCTGGTAATTGGTAAGTGTTGTAGGAATCTTCTGACGAAAACTTTTTCAACTCTTTACGTGGAACTAAAAGATGCCTAACTAATCTTATCGTGTCGTTATGCCTGTTTTTAAGCACAAAGTCATAGAAACGAAGCTCGACGTCCCTGAACAACATTATGAACCTAGCTTTGTCTACGTTCACATTGTTATTGGTAGCATTCCTGTTTACTAGGTTTAGGAATGTTAGGTAAGCATCTTTTATGTCCACATCTTATTATTTAATCCTGGTCACCTATTAGAAGCTCTTTCTTAATATCACTGAAGTGTTTCTGAGATGATATGTTAGCAGCGGCTGTTTTAAGGTCTCCCCCTATCTCCTCTCCATTAAAGAAGTAAACTCCATTTGCTGACTTTGAAACTCCTTTTGTAGGGAACCTAGATTTTAGTTTTGTGTAAATTTCTATTTTCTCTCTGCCTTTAGGTGTATCAGTTTCATCCATAGTAGAGTTATAAAGTTTTAACTTAGACTCGTCTTTTTCTATAAACTCCTCAAACATGGACATCATGGTTGACACTTCTGCTGTATCTGACATTGATAGACCTATGTAATCTAAAACTGAGATAACCCTTTTCTTATCTGTTTTCACCATGTCCATAAAGGAATAAATGGCTTCAAACTTATCACGTGCTTTCTCATCTTTCCTCTTTATGCCTTTATCTATATCAATTACGATATAAGTTGACTTAGAATAAGATGAGTTTCCTTTATGCTCTTCTGGTGTAAGATGTCCGGTAAGAAGTGCGAAGTATAGGTTTACCCTGTCCTCTATCTTACGTGTGTTCATTACTTGCCCGGAATACACTTTGAATGTCTTGTTGTCCCAATAAGTATTACTTCCCTCTTGAGATAACTTAGTGTCGTCAGGTAATCCTAGACGTTTTTGGTATGGCTTCTTTACATTCTCAACAGCTAATTTAACCAAACTGGCTATAGCTTTATCAGACTGTATGTTGTTGTAACACTTTGAGCTTGGGTAGAAACCAGTATTCCAAACTCCTTCACTGCTCATCTCATCTATTGATGAAAAGCCACAAGTAAATGTGTCTCCAACTCCGTCAGAAGGTAATCTTGATACGCCTCTCTCTACATAACCTGATGGCGCATCATAGTCAATCTTATCTCTAACGGTGTAGTTTGTGTTATCGTAGACCTTAAAACCATCTACTTCAAACAATAATTTTTTCTCTTTCATGTTGGTTATTTTACACAAAAATAAGCTAAAAAAGAGAACTTTAAAAATTGATAACAAAAATAGTAATAAGGGAGAGGTGTTATCAAACCCCTCCCTATACTTTATGATTTAGTTTCGCTCCCTATCTAGCTCGATAGTGACAAATCTAGTGGTATCTAAAACTAGTGCTCCAGATTGAGATGTAGCCCAAAACTCACGTCCCATAACTTTCAATGTAGACTGTACATTCTCGTACTGCCCTGAATCAGGCATACGTCCTTGAGCATAACCGTAGGTAAGTTGTCCTTCGCTAGGCTTAACATAGTAGATGTTCTTTGATTCGTTACCTCCTTCGATAAGAGAAGCATTATTCACTTTATCGTTTACGTTAGAGTACTTGCTATCTGTAACATCCCACATAACTAAAGAGTGTGATGTCCAAGCTTTACCTTCTCCGAACATTCCTGCACTGAACCTGTCTGCAAGTGGCATGTAGTCTAATGACTCATCATGCTCTACTTCAACCATACCGATACCAGGGAAAGTAACCCCTTTAATCATCACGGCTTGCATCTTCAAGTTATCAAGAGAACCTGTAAGCAACGGACCGTCAAACTGGTTATCGTTACCCAACATACCTGCTGGAAGAGAGTTCAACTGATTAACAGCTTCTTCTCTGAACAACTGTAAAACATTTTGATATGCGAACCATCCTGCCTTAAACTTAATAATGCGTTTAGAAGGAGTCATCCTACTGTTCTTATAAATATAAGACGCAGCTTCGTGGATGTGGTTAAGTGTAATTCCTCCAGGCCTAGAGTACTTAATTAACTTACCTCTCCTCATTTGATGCCAAACACCTTCATTTATACGCTTAACTCCGTTAGAAGTTTGAACTGTTGCAGCCCTAGCGAAAAGAAGTGAGTGTGCTTCCATCATTGTAAGTTCCATAAGAGCTAAGTACTCTAATGTGAAACCTATCTTCATGGTATCTTTGTTGATACCTTTACCATCTGCTGACTTCTTAGCCATAAAGAACATTCCTTTGTCCTTACCGCCTAATGCGTCCAGTTTTTCCTGTGCAGAGTCCATCATGTCTGCTGAGAATTGCTTCAATCCTGGGGATTGCATTTTAGCAGCTTTGGCTGTATAGAAAGTCTGAACACCCCTAGGAGAACCAAGAATAAACTCATTAGTGATTGACCCAGTAGGGTTCTTTATCATATTGATTCCAGAGAATGCAGTACTGTACTCAGCTAAAGCATTGCCTATCTTCATATACTGAATACCCGGCATAAGTTTTTCCTTCGGGAAGTACTTAGTCTTATCGTTGGTATTAAGTGTCACATAGTGCAAGAAGTTATCTCCTACTCTCTCCACTTCATGCTCTTCAGATACCATAAGGTTTTCTCCGAACTGTGGGTCGTAAGTTAAAATATCTCCTTTAGTAAACTCGTGAGATAATACAATCTTGAACACGTTTCCATCTATACCCGGAAAATCCGTGTAAGAAGACATGTCCTCTGCTGTGTAGCACTTAGATTCTTTCCTGTTTACAGGCAGATCATAAGTTACAGTTTGTCCTTCCTCTACTTCTAATACTGCTGCATCTGAGAATAAATCCCTCATAAAAGGAACTTCAACATTGTGAGTAGTATTAAATAAGTTGATTAGACCAAGGTGTTTCTTGTGAGAATCCTTCCCGTCTGTTAAGTAGGCATGTACTTTGTTTGAATCCATCCATCCAGCAGTTTTCATCGCCTTTGCGGACGTGAAACCGATTACTGAATCAGAATTAATCGACTGCCTAATGTCAAATTCATTTTGTGGCATTGTTCTGTTTTTAGTTAAAGTTTAATTTCATATTCCTAATTCCTCAAAAGAGATTACATTGCTCTTTTTAGGGTCTTTTCCTTTCTTGCTTCCCTCAAACTTATTATTGGATTTAGCTCCAATCCTTATAGCTTTTTGGTCTTGAAGTCGTCTTTTGTTTAAATCTTTTGAAGTAGTCTGCCTAAAGAACTCCTCTCTGTCCTCAAAAAACAACGATAGGAGTGCCATATCTTCTGGATTGCTCCTTGCTTGCTTATATAACTTGTCAATTCTGTACTCTCCGTCTTCTTCTTTCTTGGTGGCATTATCTACCAATCTCTTTCTGACAGATTCTTTCATGTCAAACTTTGACTTTATCTGTTCCCCAAGGTCTTTTCTATACTTCTTGAAAAGCTCTTCTCTCTGCTTTTTTTGCTCAAGTGCCTCTTCTTTTCTCTTCTCTGTCAAAGCTTTTACCGACTCTCGTATTGAACTGTCAAACTGTTTTGCTTTTTCTTCAAGTAAACCGTTCTTCTTGTAAGCATCTATCCTCAAAGAAATTTCGTCTTCTGGCTCTTGCCTGCCTCTCAAGTACAACTCTATTGCTGCTATCTGACCTTGTTCAGAAGTCAAGTCAATCGAGTCTAAAGGGTCAGTGTAAGCATCTTTGTACTCAAGTAAATCTCTTATGCTACCTCCATTCCTGTCTATTTCTATAAGGTCTTTTGTGATATCGGATATTCCCTCAGATGATATTTTACCCTCAAGAGCTTTTTCCTTTTCTGAATCTATCTTGTTTTCGATAAGTTGCTTGAACGTAGAAGCATCTACATCTAAATCATCTATAGATACTTCAACTTCATTACCATCTTCGTCTTCCTGTATGAACATTTGGTCTTCCCCAAAAAGTTCTTTTACGGTGTCCTTATAGAAGTTGTTTGGTTCGGGTTCTTCCTGAGATGGTGTTTCTTCTTCACCTTCTTCTTGATTACCCTCTTCAACAGGTTCATCTGTTTCTACATCTTTTACCTCTTCTACCTCTTCTTCAGTAGAAATTCCTTCCTCCTCAAGATATTGGTCGACTAGGTCAGTAGACTCTTTTTCGTTTTTCAAAGATTTTTCGAGGTCTTCGTTTAGACGCTCTTCTTCTCCCTTTTCGTCAATTGGCGTATTTGCCATTAAAGACTCCAATGAGATTATCTGCGATTCGTTTTCTTCTTTCGCCATTGCAAATATATTTTAGATTATTGATTTTTACAAATTGGTTATTTTGATATAATTATTAAGGACTAGATATTTTTTTATTTGTAACCTAAAAATATCAGTTCTTGTTTATTTGAGACGTGTATATCTGAGCCTCAATCTGTTTATTTTTGAGCTTCAATTCCTCGGCTTTGAGTTTTAGTTCTTCTTCCCTCTGCTTTCTGTTCTGCTCATGTTCTTTTTCCTTTAGATTAAAAGTCTTAGCATCCTTCTCATATTGATTGTTCAAACTCTTTTCTTTTCTTGACTCCTCCCTTATCTTAGCTAACTCCTTGTATGCACTGTCAGATGTTTCATCTCCTGACGCAATACCTGCCGCCTTGATATATTCAATATCTTTTCTGGCCTGTCTGTCTCTTTCTTTGGACTCCTCTTGCATCTGGTATTCTTGAGACTTTTTCTCCTGCTCTATAGAAGCTTGTTGCTGTTGAGCCTCCATCTGCCTTTTGTGAGCAAGTTCTTCACGCTCTTCACGTTTCTCTCTTTCTATCCTTGCTATCTCTAACGCTTCAGACATCACATCAGATGAGATTAACCTAGCAACCTCAAGTGTATCTGCACCAAGAGTGTTAGTTTGCATCAAGTAAGCCTTAAACTCTTCTAGTTCTTTCCTCTTCTTAGAATTAGCTGCTGGTATAAGACCTAGTCTCCTAAATGGAAGTTCTGGGTCAGATAATCTCAAAAACTCAATGCTTGAGTCACTTTTTGTATACATCAGTGATTGGTCTTTTCCAGCAGTCTGACAGAACTGAGAAATAGCTAAATGTAACTCTAGTACGCCTTTATTGCCTATCTCAAAGTCTTCGTATATCTCTGATATTTGTGCAAAAGATGCTTCTTGTGTAGTCTTAACACCTTTGGCAGTTTCGTACTTTGTTGGTTCAGCTAGCATTTGCCTGGTTATACCAACAGCTTCATACGCTTTACCTTGATAATACTCTGCAAGTTGCATACGACTCTGTATTTGTTTAGAATAACTTATGTCGTGAACTGAGAATTGATTAAAATGAGTGCTGTCTTTCTGTGCGTCTCCGGATGTAGCAGTAGGCATTATACCAATGTCTTTAGCTAAATTCCTAACATTAACTAGTGCGTCAGTAACATCTCCATAATTTTGATATTCTGACGGTATTAAATTAACGTCAAACAAGAAGAACATACCTATTTCCTTTTCTAACATTGAGGTTATCTGGTTCATACATAAGTTAAATGAACCTTGGTAAGGTGCTATTCTTTTAGCGAAAGATTTTCCTATATAACCGCCAACTGGCAACAAGCTTTCAAAATCATTGTCCCCTCTTATTTGAAACTCTGTTTTCCTACAGTATAGGTAGATTGACTCTTTTATGTTAGGTGAGTTTATTTTTACCCCTTCATAAGAATATGGCCTGTAAACCCACTTGATAGTATTCATCTCAAAGTTTTCTACTGCCTCTACCCTACTTTGCTTTAGTGTAGCCTTGATACCCCTGTCCTTTATAAACTCATCTAATATGTCCTCGGTTACAATTTCTGTAACTTCTGCTCCAAAGTCATTCTCGTAAGTTAAGTACCCAATAAGGTCATAAGCCCTGAAATAAACTTCTGTTACTTGGCACAAGTCTTCTCTAGGAATAAAGTCGTCTCTAAGTATCCTGGCTTGGTTTACATACCTACCGTGACTATCCCCATGCATCCTAGATAGGTAACTGTCTCTAGTTTCTCCTGTCTTTGCATCGGTATACTCTCCCATAGGTAAACCAGTTTCATCTTGAAGACCTAGGTAGAAGTTATAGTCATAAAAGTTGGAGAATGGTACCCTTTGAGTCTTTAGGAAATTAGATCTTAATGCAGATTCAATATTTCCAGTGTATTGACCTTGCTCTGCAAAACTTTTCCACTTGTCATTTCCCCCAAGTAGATTTCTAACTGTCTTGGTATCCATCTCATGACCGTATTTTTCTTCTACCTCAGCAGGTGTCATTACATGAACACGTCCTACATACTCACCTTTTTGAGGTAAATGAGAACCGGTCTCTTTAGAGAAAAAAGTGTTTTTGGGTGACCATCTTACTGGCTTGTAAGAATCTCCTTTTATTATGTATTCTCTGAAATACCTTCCTGATATAAGCTTGTCTTTTAGCTCCTCTTTTTTGAGGTACTCCATGTTAAACATCTCCCTATCTCTTTCGATAGTGGATTCTCCCCATACACGACCTTTAGACTTAAAAGTTGTCTTTACGTCCCTGTCTAAATCTTGTGGTATAAGCTTTCTTTTCTCCTCCTCTAGTTGTTGTATGAAAGCTCTCTGCTCTTCTTCTGATTGGAATTGTTGGTTGTTGGGGTCAATACCCCTCTCAGCTAACCCAAGTTTTACACGGTTGTCTATTACTTTTGTGATGACCTTATTTATCTCATCATTTCTGAACCGTAAAAACTCGTTTTCAGCAACTTCCCCTGTGTCTGTTACGTGAAACTTATTCTGTAAATCTATGTACTTACCTACAATGGCCCTTATAATAAGACCCATTATATCGTAATGTTTTATGAAAGAGGGTATACCTACTCCATCTAGTAAGTCCTCCAGTTTATCCATTTGAGGTGCCACCTCTGAAAACTCTTGATAGGATATCTCATTCTCTACCATTCTGTAGTAGTCGTAGAAATCTAAGTTTTCCCTTAATTGTTTTACGCCCAAGTTTTCAAAAGAGTCCAAAACAGATTTTTGCCATTTCTTAGACTCTTTTATTTTCTTGGACACGTGCATAGGAGGAAGAGTTTCCGACCTATATACATTATTAATCCAGCTTGATTGAACACTCATAGTTTAATTACCTCTTCGTTTCCTGCCATCGGAACCATTAGTTGCACCTTTCTTACGTCCTTTTGACCTAGCTCTTCTGTCACCAGGCATATCAGACTTAGACCCTCTGTTAGAAGATGATTTTTTAAGTTTTAATCCGCTACTTGTATGGGAGTAGTCTTTTCCTTTGGGATTCTTTTTCCTTGAATTACCTTTCTTTTTGTACTTGTCACGTTCGAACTTTTTTCTTTTTTAGTAACGTTCTCCTGTCATACTTTTTTTAGATGTTTCAGCTTTTTTCTTTCTCGCATCTTTAGCCCTCTTGGTGTTAGAACCTTTTTTATGGGGTACAGTTGTTCCGTATTTATAGTATGTTGCAGTACGTCCTAATTTCTTTGTCATAGTGGTCTATGTTCACTAACAGACAAAGATAGGAAACAGTGGGAGAATAGGCAAATAGGTTATAAAATGAAAAATAGTTAGTACTTATTCATCCTACCTCTAAGTGATGAATTTCCGTACTTACTACTCCTTAATTTTTCATCTATACTTTGTTTCACAAGAGAGTTTATTTTAGACCTGGAACCTTTCTCTTGCTTTGGAACATACCCTTTCTTATCTAATTCTCTTGCATGAGTCAAAGCATGTTTAAAAGCATCTATTCTATCGAAGTTACCCCCTTTATAGTAGAAAAGCATTTCTTGAAGAAGTTCGATATCATTTATAAACTCCACGCCAGTCTTTATTATCTGATTACCTTCTTCATCAATACCCATAACATGTTCCTCCTTGGTAAACTCAACAACCAAATTGAACATGTACTCTTGATTACCTACTGTTGGGTATACCCCATAGGTAGTCTTGAGCTTAGAGTTTGCACCCTTGTTACCACTAAGAGTGAATGACCTAGCAAGTAAATCCTGTGCTTCACCCTTATTCTCTAGATACTGTTGGAACCCCATATCTACAGCCTCTATCAAACAAGTAGCATTCCAAGCTTTTAGAATTTTTTCACAGTTAGTGTTGAAATACCTCATTTTGTCTGGCCTTGCTGAATAGGAAGCTGCTATTGTTTCACAAGGGCTACCTAGTTCAAGGTTCCTCCTACGAAGTAAATACATTGAGCCTAGGGAGTCTGTCTGAGAAACATCAATCTTATAACCATCTAAGCCTGCTACATATATGTGGTCTGGTGGAAGTTCTTCTGGTGGATCCATATGTGCGACAATTGGTGCATCAGATACCCCACCTGTGTGCCTTATTTTAGACCTTGTTTTATTTGAAAACTCAAACTTTTGTTTTCCGTCTTGTTTATAAAGCTCTATATTCTTACCTACATTTCCCTCTTCCTTAAGCTTTCTTATATGACGCTCTATCATCTTCTTAGGGAAAGGGTTCTCAGAGTCTGTTAAAAAGCAATCAGATATGTCTTGTGGATAATACATCCTGTTACGGTTCCTACTGTCTTCGTCTTTAATCGCCTCAGATGTTAACTCCTTTACTCTTTTTGTAGCCTTTGGCCAATCAGTAACACTTATGTGCAGATAGTTTAATGCAGCACAATTTATACCTAGGAACTTTGTGAACTTCACCTCCTTTTTAGGAACATCTAAACGATAAGACATTTGGCCAGGTATAAAAGTGGCAAATTTCTGTTTTTTACCCTCAGTCCAAGTTATGTACTCTTCTGGTACACCTCTCTCTAACCTGTCCCAATTACACAGTAGCATTTCGTGGCCTTCCGGGTCTTCCATAACTTTCTGTGCATCAATAGATAACTCTGCGTTACCACCTGTACCACAACAAATAGGTACTAGCTTATATCCATATTGAGTCCTAAAAGATGGTAGAGCTGACTCATAAGACTTCCAAAAATTGTGCTTACCTACCTCGTCAAATATGTACCCGACAGGGCTTAGACCTGCTCCTTTCTCACTTGAACTCTTCCTGGATGAGTTGGCGTTAACTACACTTAAACTAGAGTGTACTAAATCATCGCCTGCTTTTTGCTTTATACCAAATGTAACCTCCGAGTCCCACTCTCCACGTAGCTTAGGCAGATTTAGTGCAGGTGCAATATTGTTGAAACTGTGTTGAAGTAGTCTTATAATGTTTTTTAAATCTGGGTCGCTTCCTCCCATTATAGAATGTACACCGTCATTTTTTGTAAGCAAAGTCCAATGGCTATAAGAGGCGAGAATAGTGGATTTTGTAGAACCACGTGTGCCAAACAAGAAAAGACCCCTATCTAAGTCTTCCGCTTCTTGATAGGAGTCTACTATTAATAAGAATAAATCATCTAGCGGTGGAGTCATTGTCCTCTCAACCGGTTTCTTCCTTCCTTTCTCTAATACAGGTATTGGAGTTTTGAAAAAATTGATGTGGAAATATAACCAAGGATGAAAAAAGTAACCCCCGATGTTTACACCGAAGGATATTTTTTTAAACTCCTCTTGCCAAAAGGCAATAACTTCACTTGATTGCTCGTAGAAATGCTTAGCAGGATTCCACCTGGGGATTAGTTTTTTATCAATGTTGATAAATAACTCCTTTGAGTTTAGCACTTCGAATTTACTCATGCCCTATATTAAGTTGAAGCTGTTTTGAAGTGATTCCTCACTTGAAGCCCTATCAAGCATTACCCCTTCTAGGTTACTGTATTCACTTCCATCAATAGGAACCACTTCTCCTTTCTCCAAAATAAACAAATCCCTATTGTCATGTGAGAGTAACTCATAAACCTCTTGCGACTTACCATCAAACTCTATATTTAAGCCTAGAGACTTAGATAGAATAGATAGCTCTGTTATAGCACAAGCAGTATTCCTTAAGTTTTGATCTAACAATTGCATCCGGTAGAACCTTTTGTTGATATCAAGTATCTCATCTTTAATATCACTTGGCTTTAAATCTGGATTGTCTTTCTTCCTAGACTTAAGTTCTAACTGGTCTCTCTGTATAGATTTCTCAGAATCAACCACTTCTTTTTCAAAAGCAATAGAAGTCTCAATAAGGTTGGACAACCTTCCTTTAACGTAATTTTCTAAATTTTCACTCATAAACCCTTAAATTTAATTTCTCTTCTGTTGGACTCTTCTTTCTCAATAGCTATGGATATAGCCCTATAAATTTGTGCATCAGTTGCTTCGAAAAAACTCTTGTCAGAATCTCTCCTTAAAAAATACTTTATGCAATGGATGGCCTGACCAAATGTATAAGACGGATACGCCTCCATAAACTCAGTTATTTTTTGTGTACAAAACGCTTTGTAATTGTTGTAATCTTCCATCTTAAACTTTTTTGAACCTTAACTTAATAGAAACTTTTTTGTATGTGCCTACACCTACATCATAAAACACAGAGAGCGACCTCTCAGACACTTTACCTCTAAAACCAACAGTAGACACCTGAACAACAAGTTTAGAGTTTCTTTCGTCTACTTTCTCCTCAGTTGGAACGGTACAACCACAACTAGAGTCAGACCTTGAAATAGAAAACTTGTCTTTGTGACTAAACAACAACTCAAACTCTACTTTCTTTTCGTCCTCCGTGAACTCCCTTTCTAAAACTATCCTTGGTAACTCTCTATATACTTTAAACGTTGAGTCTAAACAAGTAACTGATAAACGTTTATCGGTGGGGTTTGTCTCTACAACAGCAGTCCACTTTGGCTCCTTTCCTATCTCAACTAAACCACAAACACTCTCCTCGACACGTGCTTTCTTACTTATGCAACAACCGCAAGCATTACACACTCCACCTCCACCACAAATAGAGTTGACCTTCAATCTGTTTGCAGTAGAAACAGAACTTTCCTCCATGTTCTCAGTGTTGTATTCACAACTGCCACAAACAGACATCCTATGCTTATACCAGTCCTGCTCCGTAGGTTCAGCAGTCGTAAAGCCCTTAACTATATTCTTGATCTTTCTTGAACTCATTGTATTTTTTATTTTGAAAAGACTCTATCTCCTTTAGACTCATGCCCTTGTTCAAACGTCTTGAACGATGCGTAAGCCTTTTTAACTGCAATTCCCCTATCCTCTTGTAGTCGACTATGGGCAGATGTAACTCCATCTTGTCTTTTATCGACTGAGTGAACTTGGACAATTTCTTACCTTGTCTGTCCAACCTCTCCACAACTTTCCTTGCATAGTGAACTCTGAAATACATAGTACCTAGTTTTGGAAGATACATCGAAGCCCTCTTTGGGTCCTCAGCTTTTATAGCCATTACGTCCATAATCGTTTTTATGTTCGCTTCTACTTTTTCAACAGGCATGTCCATTCTCTTAGCTAGCTTTCTAGCTATGTCTTTTGTAAACGCTATGCTTGATTGATTACTCTCCATAGTCTATTTTAAACTGAACCAAGAAGTAAGCAATGTTTTTGGGGTCTTTCAGGTAGTATTCTCTCAACTTCTCTAAAGAATCATTTAGATTACTCTTACGCTCGTTGAACCTGTCTTTTTCTAAGTAACCTCCCTGCCTCAACGTGTAATTCAAACTGTTCATATACTTGTCTGAAGCACCAAAAAAGTCCCTGGCCATTTTCTTGGTTTCATCTGATATCCCATTCTGAACGTAAAGCGAAAGAAGAACTGTCGGTTTGTGTGCTAATGGATTGCTTACTTTACCACACATTTTCCTGTAACAGGAGTACAAGAATATGCAGTGATGAAGCATCTCCAAGTCATCTTTTGGCTTAACCGGCTCTAAAAAGTAGATATCTTTTTCCAAGGAGAAATTAATTTTTTTGTAAAAATACACACTAAGTTTCACTTATCCAAATTAATTAACATTTATTAACTTATTTTTATTTTTGGTACCTATTTGCTTGATTTACGAAGCTTCGTTATTTTTGTAAAAACTAATTTTATGGACTTTGAAGAATATTTCTACGAAGTGTGGTCCAATGTACCTACTCACACAATATCAAACGAGTACCGGAACAGGAACTCTGAACTGATAGAATCAACAACTTACGACTTATTTCGTTTACACGATCAGGATGGAAGGATCAGTACTGACCTTGCCAGAGTGATGATTGTGAACTTTTTTACGTCTTTGTTGAAAATTGGTGTCCGTTGAATTTGGAAAATTGAATTTAATTGCTTAATATTGCAGATTGAAAATAACTGGTACGTGGGATCTACGTGGAATCCCTTTACAAAAAACACGTCAATAAACCGTGCCGTGGGTGTTTTAAGACGACTTAAAAATCCATGCAATGACCTTAACATCTGTCAACATGGTCCTTGGAAACCGAAAGGTAGACGAAAAAATAGTCGAGTCAAAACTTTGTGAGTCTAGGAGTATCACAAATACGTGAATTGCGTACAAGGGACAAATGCTTAAACGCCAGACCCAAAATCCCCTATATAATATAAAATATAGGTATATAATATAAATAATATATAAAAGGGTTTTAGGGTAACTTCGGTGCTCTCAGAAGTATCCAAGGAATAGGGATGTTATGCAAAGTTGGGAAATGGGAGAGTGTTCGGTGGGGGAGTAAATCAACAAAAAATAGCCTACAAAAAGTTTTCTAAATCAGAATTTAAACATTATCTTTACGGAAAATTAAACGGTTGCAATAGTTAAAAATCCTAACAGCTATTGCTTATACAATTTGTTAGGTAACGTCAATTATGGAAGATAAAATTAGAATACAAGAATTAGAACGACAATTAAAGTTAGCAGAAAATGCTAATGTTTACACTAAAGAAAGAATAGAAAGGTTATTTGATTATTATGCTAAAAGTACAGGTATAGCATTAGATGGTTCTTTATTAGCATTTATATTGAATAATGTTGCCTAACACGCATCTAAAATTAAGTGTTTAGCGACCCGAAGGGTTAATTTTAAGTGCTGTTAGAAACTATTTACATTAAAAACTTGTTTAATTAAAATAAAAACACTATTTTTACAGAAAAATAACTAATGGCTAGTAAAGAAAAATCACTTAAAGACTCACTAAAAGACATAGAAAAAGTGTTTGGCGTAGGCTCTATAATGCAACTGGGTGACGCTCCGGTACAAAACATAGATATTATACCGACGGGAAGTATGTCAATAGACAATGCTTTAGGTATAGGTGGATTTCCTAAAGGTAGGATAGTAGAGGTTTTTGGTCAAGAATCGTCAGGAAAAACAACTCTTACAATACACTCAATAGCAGAGTGTCAAGCTCAAGGAGGAGTAACTGCTTTTATTGACGCAGAACACGCTTTTGACCCAGTGTACGCTAAAAAACTAGGTGTTGATACAGATAACTTGATATTTAGCCAACCTGACTCTGGAGAAGATGCTTTAGAGATGTTAGATAAGATTTGCGAAATTCCACAAGTGGACCTTGTAATAGTGGATTCCGTAGCAGCACTTACACCACGTGCAGAGATTGACGGGGAGATGTCCGACAATCAAATGGGTTTGCAAGCGAGACTTATGTCAAAAGCTATGCGTAAAATAACTTCTAAAGTTAAGAAAAATAACGTCTGTGTTATATTCATAAATCAGCTTAGAATGAAAATAGGCGTACAATGGGGAGATCCATCCGTCACAACAGGCGGTAACGCATTAAAGTTTTACGCATCTGTTAGAGTTGAAATAAGAAAATCATCTCAGATAAAAGATGGAGATGAAGTTCTTGGTAATAAGACAAAACTGAAGGTTGTAAAAAATAAACTTGCTCCACCATTCAGAACCGCTGAGTTCGATATAATGTATGGAAGAGGAATTGATACAGTAGGGGAAATACTAGACTACGCTGTTCAGTATGGAGTAGCGAGTAAAGGAGGTTCCTGGTACTCATACGGAGATACTAAGTTAGGCCAAGGACGAGTAAACGTTGTCCAGTTGCTCAGAGATAACCCAGAGTTATGCGAAGAGTTAAAAAACAAAGTATATGAGCAGTTGGACGCATAAAGGAGAGATTGTAGACGATGTATCGTTCTTTCCGGAAGGATGTATAGGCTTTATATACAAAGTTTGTGATAATACAGGTAAGTGCTACATAGGTCAAAAATCATTATTCTCTACTAGAAATATTGTTACCTCTAAATCTAACTACGAGAAGTTGAAAAGAGATGGCCATACAGTAAAAAAGACCAAGAACAAAAAGAAGTCAAAAAAAGGTTCTGTTGTTTGGGATTACCGAAAAGTAGTGGTAAAAGAATCAAACTGGAAAAGTTATCAAGGCTCCAACAAGGAGATGAAGAAACTAAAAGGTGTAAGTAAGGAGATAATTGATTTTGCTTTCAGTAAAAAACAACTAACATACTTAGAACTTAAGTGGATGTTCCACTATAATGTATTAGAGTCTTCGGACTACTACAATGACAATATTTTAGGTAAGTTCTACGGAAGAGATATTAATTGATATATGAACAAAGATACGTACAAAAAAATAAGAGGTAATAATACTTTCTTGTATGAATACTTCAAGGAAGAGGGGGGCAAAGTAGAAAGTTTGTCTCATTTTAATACGATGTTTTCTGTTTGGATGGCTACTATGGGAATGCACCCTAAAGACGGTGTTAAACAAGTTCTTAACTACCTCGACAACAAGTTTAAGTAGAGTGAACTCACGTTATTTCTGTATCAAAATCTATCATTATTTGTGACAAAAACGGTTTGGCTATGAATTTTAAAAATTACGATTATGAGTATAGAAGTTAAAAGTATAGACACTAACCAAGCGAAAGCCGAGTTGAAGAAATGCCCTAAAATAGTACAAGATTATGTGCGAAGTTTAGAGGGTGTTTACGAAATGAACAGAGCGACATTAAATAAAGCAATTTCCAAATTAAGGCAGAAGTAAGTAATTTTTATTATTTATATTTTGTGTACTTTTTTAATTACACCACAACGTCTTGTAAATACGCTCAGTTTTTAGGCGATTATATAACTAAAAATCAGAAAGATTATGGAAGAAGTTGAAGAAATAAAATTAGATATTGAGTTTCACGAAAAACAGTTGGAAACATTGAATGAGTTAATACCAAGGTTACAGAATGATAAATATACATCAGAGCAAATGCTTATAGTTTTACAAAATAGGTTAAACATAGTACAATCAAAACCTAAAAATTGAGCCTATTTGCTGTTATAAGTAAGAGATATAGACCAGGCAGGGAATGAACGGCAAACACTTTCTCGATAGCAAAAAATAAATAAGCAGCCGAGGCGGCCAAAAAGACACTACAACCCCGCTTGATTTTATACTGTGTTGTGGCGATTTAATTTATTATGGATTTAAGCAAAGTAGAAAAAGACGAGACAAAAAGACAAAAATCAATAGAACAGCAAAAAGGTGATGGAATTTACAACTCTAAGACAGGTGCTTACAAATGGGGTACATGTGTATATGACTTAACAAAGACAAATGGAGAAATAGGTTTTGGGTGGATACCTATGAGAGCTAAGGTTCTTTCTTATAATGCCACATAACACGCAACTAAAATTAAGCGTTAAGCGACCCCACAGAGCAAACTTTAAGCCCTATTGTAGATTATTTAACTTAAAAATTTGGTGGATTAAAAGAAAAACACTATTTTTACAGAAAAAACTAATTAGAATGAAAAAGTATTTAAGTTTAGAGTACGGAACAGGAAGAATTTTCGAGTACTCAAAAGAAGAAAAACCAGGGTTTGAGAAATACTCCACAAAGGATGGAAATATATCTTACCGTAACTATTACTTAAAAGGTGTACGTGGAGTATACAAAGGTTTAAAGATTGAGGAGGGGAACTTCGGTGAGCAAGTAAAAATTGGTTTAGAGGACAATGGTACCACTTTTATAGTGTGCATGAACACTAAATCTGGTAGCTACTACGATAATGACTTCTTTGTACCTTTTATTCAGTACCTAAAGAACATGGAGTTAGGCGAAACATACCTAATGCAACCATACAGATTCACCCCAAAAGGAGAGAAGTACGAGAAAACTGGTGTAAGCATCAAAGATGAAAACAATAATCCTTTAGAAAGAGGTACAAGCTTAGCTTATTACAAAGGTAAAGGTAAAGACAGGGAGTTAGTAGATGGAGATATTCCACCTTTAGAGTTCAAACAGAAAAAAAGTGGAAAGTGGGAGCTAGATAAAGTAGCTGCTGCTAAGAGAGACGAGGTTATAGATAACCTAGTAGAAGAGGCAGAAGAAGAGCATAAAGCAGACTTTTCAAGTGGCATTGAGGGATACAACGTAACATCGGCTGACTACGCATCAAAAGGAGGTAATAATACACCTCAGTCAACAGAAGCACCTGTCAAAGAAGAAGCTGTTGTAGAACAAGAAGTAGAGTCTGAAGTAGAGGACGACGATTTACCTTTCTAATATGGATTACTCTAATCAGCATAAAGCAGTAATAAAAATAATGAAGAAAGAGTTGCCTAATTGGGTGACCTTTCTTTCATTATATCAATCTAAAAGTAAGGGTTACTGTATCAAAGCTAACGTCAATGGTAAGGGTTACTTACTGCCCGTAGTCAAAAACATGTCTTGGACATCCTCTGACATAGAACGTATCAGAGGTCAAATTCTAAGTAAAAAATGAGCGAAAATGTAGCGAGAGATATTTACATGAACTTGTTGTCGGCAGGAATGCTTCCAACAGGCATGTCTGGAGAGTGGGAAAAAGACAAAAAGAAGTTCATGAGCGATTATAATAACAATGAAGATATTATTAATTCAGATCCGTTTAATTTTTTAGATGAAGATGAAGATGAATATTTCAACGAAGACTATTGGTAGAAACTATGGGTAAAAAACTAAAATATGATTACGCACTTGTAAAGAAAGTTGCAAAGCGTGTAAAAGACAGGAACGTAACAACTATAGCTAAAAAATACTGTGATGCTATAGGAATAGATTATCACGAAAATGTAAGGAAGAACATAAGTAAAATTGTTGCAAAGCTAAATTTAAAATCTGCAACAAAACCGGTTCAACAGACAGATACTTACATAAAGGCAAAAACTAAAAAGCTAAAGAAGAGCAAGAATTACATGATTACTTTTGCTCAAGTAAATACCCCTATATACAAACAATTATGGGAAAAAATGAAAGTTTACGCAAAAAAAGTAGATGCTGAGATAGTCATTATTCCGGGAACTTATCATAATCCACACTCAGAGTTTCCTGAGTATGAAACAGGATGGCATGATGAATTTGACAAGTATTTGTTTGCAGGACACTCAAAACTAAATAATTATCTTACTATAATCAGTGATGCGAATGTCCTACCTACAGCCTCACGCCCTTTACGTGGATTTGAAGCTATAACAGGAGAGGAGTCTAGTATAATAGGTCACCCAAGGCAGCACATGGAAGTTGTACCAACTTTACCAAACAGCAGGGATAAAATCATGGCTACTACCGGATCCATAACAGTGCCTAACTACAGAAAAGCAAGGGTAGGTAAAAAGGCAGAGTTCCACCATGTGCCTGGCTTCTTATTCGTGGAGATTTTCGACAAAGACGATTTTACTTTTAGACATGTTTCAGCTAAGAAGGACGGGTCATTCCAAGACTTAATTTACAAAGTTGTGGACGGAGAGGTAACCGACGACGGAAAGTGGGATAGTTTGATATTGGGTGATTTACACTTGGGGCATCATGACGAAGATATGTTAAAAGAAACTTTTAGGCTGGCTAAAATAGCAAGGCCTTACTACCTAGTAACACATGATATTTTCGATGGGAGATCTATAAATCACCACGAGAAGAAAGACTTTGTATCTCAAGTTATAAATGACAGAGAGGGTGTAACATTACAAAGAGAACTAGATCAAATGGTTGAATGGATAAAGTCTAATCAAAATGATATCTGGGAGATTGTTGTTATACCAAGTAACCATAACGATTGGTTAGACAAGTGGGTACGTTTAAGTGGTGGTGCAAACGACGTCAAAAACGCAATGTTGTACAATGAGTTCAGGAGGATTTTGTTTAACCAAGAGGCCCCGGAAGGTTTAGTGGCACACTATATACAGCAGCACACTGAGGGGGTAATAACAATGGATAGGTTTGAATCATTTAAGAGAAAAGGTTTTGAGCTTAATAACCATGGTGACTTGGGTGCAAACGGAGCAAGAGGTACCTCAAACACGTTTAAAAAGCTGAATGTAAAAATAGTATCAGGAGATAAGCATTTCTTATACACAATAGATGGTGCAAGAGGAGTAGGCATATCAACAAAAAAACAAATGGGTTATAATAGGGGGCTATCTTCCTGGACTAAGAGTCACGGAGTTGTTAATGAGTTAGGTAAGTTTCAGCACCTAATTTATGTAAATGGTAAATTCACAAATCTTTTTTAGTATGACAACAGGAGAGTTTAATGAGAAGTGGAAATCGTATTTGGAATATGGTCACTATGGAATGGCTATTGATAACCCTAAAGTTATCGAATACTTGGACAAAGAGTTTGAGAAGGAAGTCAAAAATAACGAAGGCTTCACTTTCTCTCAGATCAAGACAAAGTTTGGAAGCAGTAGGGTGTATTGTAGTTCCGACAAGTCTTTTGAGTGGGAAATGGAAATTGACCAGCTATTAAAAGAGTGAAAACGTTTGTATCAATGAAACATAAAGACAAAGAATATGCGGGAGTGGCGGAATTGGTATACGGCAGCAGATTGACGGAAGTGCCCTAAAGTCGTCAGTGGTTTGGCAGTTCCACAATAAAATAAACGCTAGCTCTTGGGCTTGCAGGTTCGAATCCTGCCTCCCGCACTTTTATCACACACAACGTTGAGTGTAACAGGTCGTTTTAATGCCTGTTACATATTGTTGTGCATAGTACGGATTTAATATAAAAGATATGAGAATAAAAGCGATATACATTAAGTACAAAGAGCTTGAAAACAGAGTAGTTAAAGAAAAGCAAATAAGAGCTAAAGTGATTGAAGAACACGAGACTTATGTGATTGCTGAATATACATTAAACGGCAAAAAAGAGACAAAAGCAATACAAAACGAACAAGTGCAGACCTATCCTCACGTTATTGAGTATGGAGGGTAACGGTTTGGCTATGTGTAGTGCCGACCCTTAATAAATTACTACACTAAGAAACAAGGAAGAAATTATGAACAAAGAACAGAACTTAAAAGATAAGGCATTACATATAGATAATGTTGTGCCTATGTTGCATAAAATAGCCACTTGCATAAATGAAGCTGTTGAAAAAAATGATAATGACAATGAAGGTGAGTGGGATAAAATATGCACCGCAGTAGAATTGTTAAATGCTATTGCAGAAGACAACTCAATGTTTGTTCGAAATTAGTCACAACGTGCCTAGTGTATGGTTCCGTGGCGTATAAATAAAACCAAATTATCGAACAAGTAAAAAATTAATAAAATGCAGAAACTTAAAAATACAAACTTACTAGGCCATTCACTGTACATGTTGTTGTGTGTAGTTAGGCTTTTGTTGATGAGTGTAACAGTTGGATTGATAGCCTTGATCGTATCACCAATATTTTATGTACTTGGTGTTAAAAAACCTTTTGAATCATTTTTCCCAGCTTTTGAAAGACTATCATTTAATATGGGGCATGAGTATGACTACTAATTACACACAACGGTTTAAATATGGAAAGTTCCATCACAGAACTTGATTAAAAAACTAAAGACTAAAATTATGAAAAGAGTTATCCAAAAACTAAGAAAGGCATTTGCTATATCTTTTGTTAGCATTCTTGCTTTCTATGATAGAAATTACAATTTACTATTTAACAGCAAAAAATGTATTAAGATTGTCTTTTGTGAAGAAGTGTTTACTTACAATGATATAATATTTGATGGAAAGGAGAATTTTAGATGCTTAGGAAAACGCTGGTATGTTCTGCATGAATACTAACACGCAACTAAAATTAAGCGTAAGCGGCCCGCAGAGCAAACTTTAAGTGCTGCTGTAAATAACAAAAACAAAAATATTCAGTATTTCCTTGGAAAATAAACAATGATTCACTAACTTTACAAAAAACTAATTATTATGAAAGTAAAAATGAGAAAAAACAGAGTGTTACTAAGACAATCTGTTGAAAATTTAACATCCTCTGGAATACAAACTTCAGTGGACTCAAAAGCAAGGGACCTAAGAGAGGTTCTAGCAGTAGGTGAGGGAGTAGAGGATATCAAACCAGGCGATCATGTCCTTGTAAATCACTTAACAGTTAAATCTGTTGAGATAGAGAATGAGGAGTATGGAGTGTGCCTAGATGATGCAGTTTATGGTGTTGTTGGAGAAGGAAATGAAATTCCAAAGCAACCGGAACCAGAATCACCAAGCAAGATAATAACTCAAAGACCATCACAAATAATAATACCTTAGAAAATATGAAACCAGGAGATAAAGTAGTTTGCACAGATGACAGTTTAAACCCACAAGTAGACATGGAGTTGTTTCCTAACTGGGTTAAGAAAGACAGTACATACACAATTAGAAGAATGGAGTCTACAGGCACTGGACACAGAGTTCTGCTAGAAGAACTGAAAAACAAAGTTTATTACGACTCACAGCTAGATGGGTACCTTGAAGCAGGTTTTTCAGCTAATCGTTTTGCTATGTGGGACGACTATGTATTATCAAAAGCTCTAAGTGAAGCTGTAGAGGAAGATGAATTAATAGAAGAAGAGCTTTCAGTATGAGAAATTTAGTATTAATAATAGCAGCTTTAATCTCTTTATCTGCACTCGGTCAAACAGCTCAATTTGTTGGTGATGTGTCACGTGTTTTAGGTGATAGGTCTTTCCAACAAGACAATGAAAAAGTACTTATAGACTTTGAGAGTGGAGACATGTACGTTGAAGAAGATGGTGACATATACAGATTTGACATAGTAAACCTTACAAGAGACGACGGAGAGGACTTTTTCAGGTTCATTGTTGAGTTGGGTTCCGGAGCAAATGTTATATTCACCATAAGTAAGGAGTCGACATTTGCAACAATGGAAACAATGAGTACAATACACTATGGAACCTTTAAGCCACTACAATGACTAAAATACTATTCTTCTTAACAATAATCATTTTGTCTGTTTCCTGTTCACCGGTTAGATTAGTAAACAGAGCTGTAAAAAAAGACCCTTTGATACTTAATACATATCTTGACAGCCTTATACCAGAGGCAGATACTAACTGTAGAGAGTACATACTAAAACCAAAACCAGTTACATACAATGCTCCCACTCTCGGAGACGTCATAATTAGACTTTCAGATAATAAGACAGAAAGAGTTAAGCAAAGACAAGAAGGCAGGACAGAAAGAAGAGAGTCAAAAGACAGCACTTCAGCAAAAAAAGTAGAGATCAGGCAAGAGGGAAAAACAGATAGAGCTGTCTCTGGAGATACTACATCTTTAGCAAAAGTAAAAGCAAGACAAAATGCAAAAGTAGAAAAGTCTAATAACAGGTCAATACTGTCAAATTGGTTTAGTATAATAGCGTTTATAATGGGGTTCTTATTTAGAGAGTTACTCCTTAGATTCAAAAAATAGATGAGATGGAAAAGTGGATAAGTGGTTCAGGATGGGTAGAGTGTAACGATTCAAATGTTAAATCTGGAGCAAAGATTATATCCGACACTTCAAACAAGTATGAGGTGTTCATACAAGAGGAGAGGGGTGTAACTCAGTTTTACAGGGGTTTCTGTGAGTCTTGTAGGGTTAATCTGTATGACATAATTATGGACGACTCTATAATGTACTCCATAAAAGAAGCGATGAACACTTCTACAATAAAAAGAACAAGAGAGTTTGTATCTGACAACATAGACATGTTTAACTTTAGTTGGTCGGGTGATAAGATAGTGATAACCTTTATGAATGATTTAATACTTGAGTATGATAGGGTGGACAACTAAAGAGTTACAAGAGGAGGGACAATCTATTATAGATATCTATGATGTAAACCTTAGTAAACTTCAGGACGCACTGTCTAAAGTTTTCTGCGAAACCATATTAAATCAAAGTAAGCCTGACTACCCCAATATAGCAATTTCAACATCAGTAGATATAATGAACATATATCAAATGAACTACTTAGACGAAATAAAAGGGTGTTTTGTTTTGGACAAAGAGCAAATGTTGGATCCATTAAAAGGTATCACAAGTGTACTATTCGACCCCAAAATAACTTACCATCCTGATACAAAACTACACGATTTCTTAGAGGAAGAACAAGAAGTAGACAACAGAACACACGCTTGATTATATGGTCTTGTAGCTCAGCAGGATAGAGCAACAGTTTCCTAAACTGTAGGTCACAGGTTCGAATCCTGTCAAGATCACTATTTCCTGTGTTTCATATCCCCCCCAAGGTTACTTAATTGTGACTTGGGGGGTTTTTCTTTGTTAAAAGTTTGGCGTTTAAACCGATTTTGACTATTTTTGCTTTAAACAAAACAATCATGGAAAAATACAATAGGAAATCAATTTTTAGTAAGCTAAAAAAGTACGACTATTTGTCTGGTGATGGAGATTTTATCGAAGTAACCGAGTGGAAGAATGGAGAAGGTTTTGACGTTGAAATAGTCAGCAAACTCAGCACCAGGTTTCAGTTGACTTGGGGGGAGTATAAAGCTATGAAGAAAATTGTCAAAAAACTTAACGTTTAAAGATATGGGTGAACAAGAAAAATGTGAGTGTGAAAAACCAGTATTACAACCACAAACAAAACATTTAGATAACGAAATTGAAAGACTTAGTCTTATGGAAAGAACAAAGGACTTAAGTGATTACGGACAAGATATGCTGGACGAATTTAGAGCGATAAAGAAAGCATTAAATATTCATGATGTCAGCATTTAATTGTTTTGCCAATGCTAACAAGCTAAAGGTAGAGATAACAATAAACATAGTAGACCTTACTGTATTGATTGTGAAAAATTAATAGGAGAAAGGCAAATACTATGAATGCTAACGTCTATTGTATGATTATTAGCCGATTAAAAAGAAAAAGTATCGGATTAGAAACTAACTTAATAAATGGTAATAGTCTTAAAAACAAGCACTGCAAAGGCTATTACTTATACAAATTGTTACGGTGCGTTATTTATTATGAACCAATTTGATTTAAAATCAAAATTTACAGAAGAGTTCTTTGAAGAGTTCCAATTTGATGCAGAGTTTAGAAGCATATTTGAAAGCATGACAAGAGGTTTAACTCCTTACGAAGCAATAGAACATTTATGTAAGAGTAAAAAAGAACTCTTCAAATCACTTGAAAGAGCGATTGAAAACACACCACAAAGGATAATAGTAACACCTGAAAGATTTGAACAATTAAAAGGCTAAATTGAGCAGTAGGCTAATGCACCACAACGTTGAGTATATGAAGCGTTGCGTATAGAAAGCACTAAGATTTAATAATAATTAAAACTTAATAAAATGGCATTTACTAACGAGAAACTACAACCAAGCAATGATTTATATACATTGTTAGCCCCAGTTGTTTTTCATAATGTACGTTCTACGACTGAGCGAACAAGTAATAGAAAGCGACAATGCTACGGTACGGGCAAACAGATTGAAAAAGGTGATAAGTACATTAATCACCAATTTAGATATGATGGTAGAATAGTAACAGTTAGCTTTACTCTTGATTTCTTCAATGGGTGCTAACGGACGAGTTTATGGCAAGGTGGGTTTAAAAGTGTTGACCTATCAAGCTACAACAAACTAAATTAAAAGTACTAAAGTAGCGATTTGGAACGATGCCCCACTTTGCTATATAAATTGTTAGGTATCATGTAAAAATTACGGTTATGAAACGATTTATTTGTTGGTATGCTTACAAAGGAATGGAAACAGAAGGTGGACTTGCCTTGGAAGAGCCAAAAATAGTTAAAGCGAATAGTATTGGTGAAGCTATGTGGATATGGAACACAAAATACAGGGATATAGATATGAAAGGAATTTATGGTAGTTACGAAGCATACCTAAAAAAAGGCGAGTTTACTGGATGGGGACATTGGTGTGAAGAATTGGCTCAGTAATTTTTATTGTGCCTAACGGACGAGCGTATGAAAAGTAGCCCATGCACAGACGTTTGGAATTATTACAAAACTTAATCAGGCTATTTTTATACACATTGTTACCCATTGTATGGACTGACAAGCAAAAACTTTGATAAAATGAAAAAAATATTATTGACAACACTGTACCCATTTTGGTTTTTCTTTGCTAAAACTTGGTTTGGAAACGTAATGATGATTCCAATAGCTTTAGTACCACTACCTATTTTAATACACTTAATTTCCCCTGATTTACTAATGACAACAGGCGAAGAAGCAGAAGGTATTGCAATTGGTGTAGGGATACTAACTTTAATATGTAGTCCTTTTACTGGTGGTCTATTTATGACAGTAGGTGATAAGCTAGAAACCAATTACGAAAAGTGGAATTATAAAACAGAAATGGAAACTAAAATGATTGAAAGCTCACAAAATCCGTACTGTGGGTAAACACGCAACTAAAATTAAGCGTCCCGCAGAGCAAACTTTAATTTCCACTGTAAGTTTAACTACTAAAATTTTCACGAAAGATAAATAACTAAATTATGTACAACGCAGACTATTGGAGCATACTAAAAATTAAAATGAAAGACCAAGAGTATTACAAACTCTTTGCGTCATGGCCAAATGAGTATCCATTCGGAAAAGGGTGGAGACTAAACAGCGGAATAGAACGCATAACAGAAAAAGATGATAACTACCTCTTCCACGGATACAGCGGAAGCATTTACCGGTGCCCAAAAAAAGGACACGGAGTAATAGGCCTACACAACAAAATGACCTTATCAACTATTGCAGAAAATGAACACGTTGAGCTACTCGAAGAAAAAGAAGCAATGAAGTACGTAGAGGAAAACATAGAAAAATGAAAATCAAAATAGGTAAATACCAATTTGAAGGAGATCCACTAATTTACCACCAGGCAACAACATACAAAAAAGCAAGCCTGCACAAACTAGAAAGTGTCATATCTAACATAGCCTCTGCCTACGGTCCCCCAATAGGCCCAATGTCAGGAGGAATATACCTGTTTGACTTTTGGGTTGAACAAGAGAAAGAAAGTGAATACCAAAAAATCAAAAGTGATGGCATGCAACATGTGGTATTCACCAGCTAAGAAAATATCAATTTTCCCGCAAGAGAAAAGTATGATACTTATACTAAAAAACCTCCCCCACCCAAACAAACACAAAAACCCCACCCCCCACCTACAAGTAAGCCAACTAAACAACCCCAGTATAATACACATAACAAAGTCTCCACTCCCTATTACCATATAGAAGTTATACAAGGAACCCATACAAGATAGGTTAGGTAAAAAAGCCAGGATATCCTACTAAGTTCGGTTAGGGGGTACAAAGAAGTATGGCTATGTGACAAAGTTCGATCACTGAGTAGTTCGATAGTGCAAGGAAGTTCGGTTTGGGGGTTCCCTAAAAAGTTAGGTTTTAGTCCATAAAAAAGTTCGGTTGCCCTCCCTAAAAAGTTCGGTTGCCCTCCCTAAAAAGTTCGGCTGGGGGAATCAGCTTATCCCCATGAGAGAAGCACATACCTATTAGAAACTGATCCCCCCATCGCACAACTTTTTGGCTGCACCCCCTAAAATTTTTCACTTTTGCAAATTTCCAGTAAGTTTTTTTGAAAAAGTTATTAACACTGACTATTTTTATTGTTGGTAACTTTATTTGCTTGTTTACTTGCTATTCTAGTTTATTTTACTATGTAATTATTTGTTAGTAACTTGTTCAAAACTTTTCACTTTTTTACTTGGTATTCTGACTTATTCTTATATACGTGCGTGCGTTCTTTATATAGAATAAAGGTATATTATTATAACTTTCTGAATATCAACAACTTAAATAATAATCGAAAAAAGTTTGATTATTTTTATGCTGTAATTAGTTGATTATCAACATATTATAAAAATTAACAAAAAATTAACAAATAAAACTATTGTAGATTAGAATTAAATATGTATCTTTGT